TAAGTGGACTGCGGTCGCAACGACAACCAGCACTTCTAACGATGGAGATAATTATGTGGTCAAAACCTATAATTACAGAAATTTCTGTTGGTCTTGAGATTAACAGTTATGCCTGTGCTGAGAAATAGTATTGTGGGAGCATTCTTGCTCCCCTTACTTTGTAATCCATCATTGGCAAAGAATTATAAGTGGTCTGGTAAAGGACAATTATACGATCAAAGAAATCAGTATTATGTTACTTGCAGACTGAACAAAGAAAAAAGAGTTGATCCTTTTTTTGGTGAAGACTCCGTAAAATGTTTTTACGCGTGTACAGATAAAGACGATATGGTCGTAACCACACACAGTGACCATGTATGTGAAAAACAAATACAGAGTCCTCGGGGAGAAAAAAGAGATTGGCGAAACAGATTAAAATATTGACACTTAAAGATTGTAGTGGTGAAAGGTTTCCAAAAAATAAAGGAAAAAAAGTAGGATATAAAAACCCAGTTTTGTATTATGGTAAAAAAATTTCATAAAGTAGAAGTTGTATTTGTAAAAAGAAAAAAAAGAAGGTATAACAAAAATGGGCTTACACACAGAAAAAAACTGGGACCTAAGTCACATTTAAGATATGCTTGATATTCAAACAATACAGACGATTAGACATTATATCAGAAAAGAAATTGATAAAACTAAAGATCATATATGCTATGGTATAGACAAATTAGAGAATCTACATTATGCTAAGGGCAAGCTCGCAGCACTAGAAGCTGTGCTTCAGGATCTAAAAGACCTGCAAAATAGAGAGGACGATGTAGATGACATTGATCAAACCTGATAACAAAATTGTTATGCCTGAAAAGGATAATGATGACGAACCCTTAGTTCCAAAGGGTCCAAAAGAAGTGGAACAATATCTCAAACTTTTACCAAAACCTGTAGGATATAGACTTTTAGTCAGACCTTACCAACCTAAGCAAAAAACTAAAGGTGGTCTTTATTTAACAGAGAAAACTCTTGAAACTCAACAACTTACTACTGTAGTAGGTTTTGTGGTGAAGATGGGTGATCTTTGTTACAGAGATAAAAACAAATTCCCTACTGGCCCTTGGTGCAAGGAGGGACAGTTCATTGTATATGGACGATATGCTGGTGCTCGTTTTAAAACAAAATATGGTGAGCATCGCATTTTAAACGATGATGAAATCATTGGAACTATTAACAAACCCGAGGATATCCTCGCTTTATTCTAAGGAGTAAATATGCAAGAAGAAAATAAAGTAGAATTAGATACAGATGACGTTAAAGAAGAAGATGTATCTATAGAAGAAAAACCTAAAGAAGAAAAGCCAGAGAAGGTTGAAGTTGATTTAGGTTATTCAGATCCAATTAAACAGGAAACAAAAGCAAAAGTTGTTGAAGAAGAAAAACCTCAGCAGGAAGAAAAAAAAGAAACTGAAGATAATCTTCAAGAGGTTTCTCAAAATGTGCAAAAAAGAATAGATCAATTGACACGAAAAATGAGAGAAGCTGAAAGAAGAGAAAAAGCGGCTATTGATTTTGCAAAAGGATTACAAAAAAAATATGACACAACAGATAAAAAGTTATCGTCTGTTGATGATAGTTATTTTAAAGAATTTGAAGCTCGTGTTGATGCGCAAAGAGAACAAGTCAAAACAGCTTTGAAAAGTGCAATTGAAAACAATGACACAGATAAAATTATGGAAGCCAACGATAAGCTTACCCAATTAGCTGTTGAAAAAGAAAAAGCAAAAATTCATACTGCACAAAAAGAAGAAAAAAAGAAACAAGTTGAAGAAACACCTAAACAAGAAACACAAGCCCCTGCTCAGGCTCCTGCTCAACCAGCAAGTCCAAGAGCACAAGAGTGGGCAAAAGAAAATGAGTGGTTTGGTAGTGATAAAGTTATGACCAGTGCCGCTTTTGGGGTTCATCAAGATTTAGTGTCGCAAGGGTTTGACTCAGAGTCTGATGAATATTACAATGAGATAAACAAACAAATGAGGGAATACTTCCCAAATAAGTTTGCTAGTGAAAAGAAACCCGTTCAAACTGTTGCCTCTGCGGGGCGTAAACAGGAAGGACGCAGGACTGTGAAACTCACTCGTTCACAGGTGGCTATTGCCAAAAAATTAGGAGTGCCACTAGAAGAATACGAAAAATTCGTGAAGGAGTAAAAAAATGAATGATAAATTAAATAAAACCTCACGCGTGTCACAAGAAACTAAACCACTAAGGAATAAGCCTTGGGCACCTCCGTCAAGTCTAGATGCACCCCCTGCACCAAAAGGTTATGTGCATAGGTGGATAAGGACAGAATTTATGGGTCAAGAGGATACAGGTAATGTATCCAAGAAACTAAGAGAAGGATGGGAATTTGTGAGAGCAGAAGAAATCAAAAACACTCTTGGTGATCACGACTTTCCTGTAATTCGTTCTGGAACTTATCAGGGGTTAATTGGGGTTGGTGGCCTTGTGTTGGCAAGGATACCTGAAGAAATTGTTGAATCACGCAAGCAGTATTTCCAAAAAGTTACTGCTGACCAAGTTAAGGCCGTAGATCAAGATATTTTAAGGGAACAACGACCAGAGATGCCTATTAATGTTAATAGACAATCTCGTGTAACTTTTGGTGGTGGTCGTAAGTCAGAATAATTTTTTGATAAAAGCCATCGCTGTAATATTAATGCCTTAATAAGGAGATTATAAAATGGCAAATGTTAGTGAAAAGTTTGGTCTAAGACCTTATAAATCGCTTAATGGTGCTCCGTGGAATAATGCTCAGAACAGGTATACTATTGCAAGCAATTATGGTACAGCAATTTTCCAAGGTGATTTGGTAGTTCCTGTAGCGGCAGGAAACATTGAACGTTATGATGTTACTGCAAGTTCAGGTGCTGTAAAACCTATCGGTGTTTTCAATGGTGTATTTTACACTGATCCTACTACGAAGAAACCAACATTTAGTAATTATTATCCTGGCAATATAGTCGCCAGTGATATTGTTGCTAATGTAATTGATGATCCTAATACGTTGTTTTTAGTTGATTCAGACGAAGCTATGACAAGAGCAGGTCTGTTCATCGGCTACAAAACTACAAACGTAACTGGGAACACAGCAACCGGTATATCCAAAGTGCAACTAGATACCAGCACTGCGGACTCTACGAATGCAATTCCGTTGCAAACAGTAGATATAAGCCAAGATATTAACAATGAGGATACTGCTTCAGCAAATACAAATGTTGTAGTCAGGATCCAAAACCATTTTCTGAATCCGCCATCAGCGGCTGCAGATACTGGGGTATAGGGAGATAAAATATGGCTATTTCAAGATCACAACTGGTCAAAGAGCTAGAGCCTGGTTTAAATGCTCTCTTTGGCTTAGAATATAATAGATACGAAAACGAACACGCTGAAATCTTTGTATCAGAAGCATCAGATAGAGCTTTTGAAGAAGAAGTGATGCTGACAGGTTTTGGTAGTGCACCAGTAAAAAGTGAAGGTAGTGCGGTTACTTTTGACCAAGCAACTGAATCTTTTACTGCAAGGTACACTCACGAAACTATTGCAATGGCATTCGCTATCACTGAAGAAGCGATTGAAGATAATCTGTACGACAGATTAGCTGCTCGTTATACAAGAGCCTTAGCTCGTTCTATGGCTAACACTAAACAAGTAAAAGCTGCAAATGTATTAAACAATGCATTTAACTCCAGTTTTGCAGGTGGCGATGGTGTTGAATTATGTTCAACAGCTCACCCAATTGCTACTGGGGGCACATTCAGAAATGAATTGTCTACTGCGGCTGACCTTTCAGAAACATCACTTGAGCAGTCTTTAATTGACATTGCTGCATTTGTTGATGAAAGAGGACTTAAAATTGCAATGCAGGGAGTTAAATTGGTTATTCCAAAAGAACTTCAGTTTACTGCTGAAAGAATTTTAAGATCTCCACAAAGAGTAGGTACTGCTGATAATGACATTAATGCTATGGCTTCTATGGGTATGATCCCACAGGGTTATAGAGTTAATCACTATCTAACAGATACTGATGCTTTCTTCATTATGACAGATGCGCCTAACGGAATGAAACAATTCGTTAGAAGTCCTGTTAAAACTGCTATTGAAGGTGACTTTGATACAGGTAATGTTAGATTTAAAGCAAGAGAAAGATATTCTTTTGGATTCTCTGATCCAAGAGGTATTTTTGGTTCACCAGGAGCCGCTTAAATTTTTTAACATAAAAATAAAGGAGGGGACTTACGAGTCCCCTTTTTTTTTGTATAATATAAACACCAAGATAATATAAATTGGATATAGACTGACTTGGCAGACACCCTAGAGGACTATATCTTTTAACTAGGAGAAAAAATGGCAGGAGTGCATTTTACAGGACCTATTCTTTTCGCAGGAAAAAATAATGAAAAGAAATGGTTTGAAAACTTACCAATTGATAAAAACCCAGATTACGTAGTTTATTTTGATGACTTTGATAGAATTGGATTTGATTCTAATACAGGGCACAGATGGACTGTCGTAAAAGATTCAGGTGCGTCTGTAGCAATTGCAGCAGATCAACTGAATGGTTTAGTAAACTTAAACTCAACAGCAACAACAGATAATGATGGTGCTTCTATACAAAAGAATGAAATTTTTCAGGTTCAATCAGATAAGGCCCTTTGGTTTGAAACTAAAGTGAGAACATCTGATGTAACTGACACTGATCTTTGTTTTGGTTTGACTGTTAATTTTGCAACAAATCCTGAAGCTATGCTTACAGCAGCAGACAGAATTGTGTTTCAAAAAGATGATGGAGATGCATCACTTCTTTGTAAAACTGAAAAAGATGGCACAGAAACTTCAACAGATTCTGGCATTGATATGGAAAACGATACTGACGTTACATTAAGTATTCGTTGTCAGAGCACAGGAAAAGTTGACTTTTTTGTAAATAGAAAATTGGTTGCAACACACACAGATAATATTCCAACTGATGAAATTTTAACAATAGCAGCAATGTCTTTATCAGGTAATGCTACTGGCACTAAAGTTACGTCAATTGATTATATGTTTGCTGCATCTGACAGATAGGAGTTATTATGGGTTTACAATTACAAGTCAAAACTTTTGTACCTGTAGCGGCTTCCACCACGGCATTGGGGGCGGCTCAGACAGTATCAGGCGCTGCTAATTTTACCCTTACTTCAGCTGCAACAAATGGTACTTATGCAAATGCTAATACTGCTCCAAAAGTATCATTTACATCTAGTGGTAATATATCTGGTGTAAATTTCACTGTAACAGGCACAGATGTTAATGGAGATGCACAAAGTGAAGTTATAGCAGGACCAAATTCTACCACTGTTTTTACTACTTTGTTTTATAAATCAGTAAGTCAGGTAGCAACTAATGGATCTGTTTCAACTAATACTTCTGTAGGTCACTCCAATCATGTGACAGGAGTAATTTTTGCTGGTAGAACGAGAGTAAAAGGAATGCAGATTACTACAGGTGGAACTATTGACACTATTGCATTTAAAAATACTTCTCCAGCAGGAACAACTTTATTTTCTTTTTTAGTTGCTACAACAACTAAAGATTACATAGAGCCTTACATTCCTGACGATGGTATTTTGTTTAATGCAGGAGCTTATGTTGATATACCTGCAGGTTCTGCAGGAAGTGCAACAGTTTACTATGGATAATTATGTTTTGGATTTATTAGGTCTTAAAGCAGGAGGAATGCCTGCTCGTAATAAAAAGAATTATAGACCTACTAAATCTGGAGCTGGAATGACTGAAGCTGGGGTAAAAGCCTACAGACGCAAAAACCCCGGCTCCAAGTTAAAAACAGCAGTAACAGGCAAGGTAAAGAAAGGAAGTAAAGCATCAAAACGTAGAAAATCGTTTTGTGCAAGAAGTGCAGGACAAGCAAAGATGCATAATATTAATTGTAAAAAAACGCCAAACAAAAGAATTTGTCAGGCAAGAAGGAGATGGAAATGCTAGAAAAAATTAAAATGTATAAAGATATGATAAAAGACTTGTATGTTACTAATAAAGACCTTATAGTGATTGTATTATGTGGCTTATTAGTGATATCTTGGATGCTTTAGTAACCTTAATTTTGTTTATAGGTTTTTTATTTTTCTTTTCAATATGGGGTGTTTGGGCAACAATTTCTTATCCAATCAATAAATTATATGAAATTAACAGAAAACTTTTCTCTGGCGGAGCTAACAAAGTCACAAACAGCAACACGACTAGGGTTTGAAAATAAACCTAATCAAATGCAGGTTTTAGCTTTGACTAAACTTTGTGAAAACGTTCTTCAGCCTGTTCGAAATAAATTTGAAATGCCGGTATTTATATCATCAGGGTTTAGGTCAGCTCGCTTAAGTGAAGCCATTGGTTCTTCAAGTAAGTCTCAACATTGCAAAGGGCAGGCTGCTGACATAGAAATTTTTGGTGTAGATAACAAAATACTTGCTCGTTGGATTCATAATAATATTAAATATGATCAGCTAATATTAGAATTTTATAAAGAATCAGAAGGTCCAAATAGCGGATGGGTTCACGTTTCATACACTGATGAATGTCGTAAACAGTTTTTAAAAGCTTATAAAGATGCTAAGGGCAAAACGAGGTATATTCCATGGCAATAGGCAGAAGTCAAATGCGACAACAAGTTACTAAGGGTCCTCAAAAGCGTAAGTATGCAAAGACTAGAAAGAAGAAAAGAAAGGTGTTAAGATAATGAAAGATGATATTATAAATGCTTTAGTAAAAGTTTATGAGGCTAATATTGAAAAGGCTAATGCAACTATAAAAATTTACTTAAATAGTTCTGTTGGCATAGGGGAACACCCTAACATAATAGACGAAATAGACAAACAAGTAGATATTGTGTCAACTAACGAACATAAAATTGATATTATAAAAACATTTAGAGATGCAGATAACTAAAAACATAATAAAATTTAACAATTTTCTTGTACGTATTCCAATGGAAACTAAACGAGTTTGGGATTTGTCTGAGAATAGATGGGGTTACAAATATGACAAAACTATGTCCTAGAGGCAAGGCCGCAGCCAAAAGAAAATTCAAGGTTTATCCTTCCGCATATGCAAATGCTTATGCATCAAAAATATGTGCAGGTAAAATTAAAGATCCAAGTGGGGTAAAACGAAAAGATTTTAAAGGACCTAAACCAAAATCAGCAAAGGAGGGTATGATGACTGAAATAGAAAAAGAAGCACAAAAAAGAAAAGATATTAAAACAACAAGAGATATGCTTATTAAAGCAAGAGAAGAAGGTGGACGTACTTCTAGATCAGATATAGATATTGCTACTAAACAAGCTAAGAAGTTACTTAAATCTGGTAGAGAAACAGGTGGTAGATTATCAGTTAGTGATGTAGAAAAACTTATGGATGCTATGCCAAAATATAATGTTGGTGGTCATAGTGTTATGGGTTCACCAGTATCTGTTGATGTTGATGGTGATGTGTTAAGTAATCCTTCTGCATCTGCTTATTACAAAGATTTATTAAAATAATGGGTTTAAAGAAGTGGTTTTCAGAAAATT